TAGGAGTTGTAGGTTCTGTTGTACCTTTATTCCAAATAAACAATTCTACTTTACTACCTGTTTGCCCTGATTCAGCTATTATTATTTGATATGGGCTTCTTGCACTTATTACTTTCATTATTTTCTATCTTTTAAATTATAATCTACTATTGTTTCAACATCTTGACCAAATGCCTTTATTAAATCTGTATCTATGTATTTTTTATATCCTGCTTCAAATGGTTTAGTAAAAAACAAACTTGGTTTAATACCTTTATGAAATATAGAACGAGTAATTAAATAAGCTGTAGATTCATAACTTAAAAATCTACCTGTTTTTTTATTTCTAAATTGAAATCCTTTTTGTTTAACCCACTTATTTATTCCTTTTGTTAAACCACCTTTTTGACCTGAACCACTGCCAAATTTATAAGGACTGTTAGGAGCTTTATTAGAACTTGTTTTACCTTTAACACCTAAATCTACAAATGTTCCGTAATCGTTCATTTGGAATCCTACAATAGTAAAATTCTTTTCTGTTACTACTTCACCATTTAAACTTTTATATAATGAACTTGTGTTATTGTGTTTTGTTCTCGTTAAATTGCTTCTTGATTGTTGTATTACATAATCACGAAAGCGTGTAATAACTTTTTCAACTTCTAACATTTTGTCATCGGATTTTGAATAGCAATATCAAAAGTAAAAGTTACACCTGCTATTTTATTTTCAAATCTTTCAGTAAAGAATTCAATGTTTGCAGTACCATTAACTAATTCGTAATCTTCTGCTAATGCACCCCTGCTTAATACTGCTAAGAACCTATTTGCTACAGCTAATTGAGTATTTAATACATCCTGTTCATTATCATTACCTAAGAATATATCTGTAACTTTTGATTTAGATTCATCTACAATATCCATACATAAAATAGATATATTATAATTTAATACAGGTCCTTGATAAGATACTGAATTAACTATAATATGACTTAATGGAAATATAGTTTGCTTATTTAAATCTACTTTAAATATATCGCCTGTTGTAACTGTATTTACAAATATATCTTCTTGTAGTTTATTCTTTATTACTTGTGTTATTTCGTAAAATGTACTCATTATCTTTTTTTAATTAAATCCGATTCTATTTTGTTTTTTTGTTTTTCAAATGTTAGGTATGTTAAACATTGGTTAATTGGTAATTCTGTGATTGTGTCAAATCTTGTAATATCTCCCTGAGCAAGTCCATAGATTGAACTATACCAACCCCATCGTTTTCCGAATTGTGCTGTTGCAGAATAGTCTGCATCTGCGTGTTGTTCTCCAAATAGTTCATCGTACTTTTCAATAATTCGTTGCCTAAATTGTAAAAAAAAACATTAGCACCAAATACAACATCTAAAGGTGCGTGTTTCATCACATCACTATAGGTTATACTACCATTGTATTTTTCTATTTCGTATGTATTATTTAAACCTTTCTTTGTAATAGGTCTAAATAAAACAGCCATAGCTTTGTGCATATTATCCCAATCACCAATGTATGAATCTAAATCTGTATATTCGCCAAAAGTCATATCATCCAAATCAGGAATAAAACCAAATTCAACTCCACCAAGTTTAAATCTGTTTATAAACCTATGTGATTTAACATCAAACATTTTACCAAGTGATGCAGTTATTTGTAACACATCCTTATACTTGATTTCAGCAACATCTTTTAAATCTATATTGCAGAACGTTTGAACCATTTTCTGATTCATAAATTCAACATCATCATTATCTTTAGCTATCTTTAAGAACGCTTGGTATTGTGATAACTTAATTTCATTTAATTCTGTTGGTACGCTAATCTCTAATTTCATATTATTGTTTTTTATATTAATAACTATTTTATGATATTGTATTAAACAAAAAAAAGGCACATATTTCTATGCACCTTAATTAACCAAATTAACTAATCTAAACAAAATTTAATCTTCTATTTCTTCTATTGCTAAATCTATTATATCATTGATTTGCTTTTGTGATAATATTTCCCATACATCAATACCCTGTATTAATATTTGTTCATCTTCAATGCAGCTTCCTGTATAATCATAATCAGAACCTTCTATATAGAATCCTTTAACTTCAAATTCTATATCACAATAATTAACTGTTACTTTTATTTTTTTCATTTTTCTTTGTTTTAAATTTTTAACAAATATAATATAAATTTGTTACATAAATTAGTTTTAACAATTATTTAACTTTTCAAATGTTCCGATGCTATAGCATACATCTTTTGCATCTTTTTAATTTCACCTATATTACGTGGTAGATTTATATTCACTTCTTTACCTGTAGTGTGATGAATATAACATTGTATTGCTGCTATCATTTGCCCGTAAGTCATTTTATATTTAATTGATTATTAAAACAATAAATCTATTATTGTACAATAAACTTTATAGGTTTATTATTAATTTGTCAAGTTTCCGACATCATTTACTTTGTCGCAAGTATAGTATTAATTTGCGACATTAATATATAAAATAGTTTCCTTTGTTAGCATTTCCTAATTGATATGTAACAGCGTAACGCAATGGGTCAAGTAAATGGTTGTGGGCATCCTGTGGTGTTTTTGACTTTTTTTCTAACCAACAGTAATTGTTTAATTCCCTAATTAAGTTTATTGAATCAGGCGATACTATTAAATCATAATCTTGCAATACACTAATACCATAAGTAACAGAATCAGGCCCTTTAATTGCAGGAACTATATTTAAACCTAATGTAGCTAATTCAGATATTAATCTTGGTTCAGCACTATCTGCAACTATTAAAGCATCGTTTGCGTGTTGCTTGTTTAATTGGTATATCTGACTTGTTGTTAAACCTTTTAAATAAAACCTTTCATTAATATAAATTCGTTTGTTAGAACTATCTATATTGCATTCTAATAAAGTTGATTCATCTGAAGCAAAACCATAATCTTGACCAAAGATAGATTTACCTACCTGTTTATATTCTCCTATAGTCCAATTAGTAAATATAACACCTTCAGCTTTGTCTAACCATCCACCTAATATTTGATGCTTATACTTTTCAGGTCTACGTTGTTTTATATTTTCAATTTGATTTATAAATGATTCAGATAGGTTTTCTATATTATCTTGGTACGTTGTATGTATGTATGTAGTATCACCTTTAATTAAATTGCTTCCTGCTTCAACGCCTTTATCTTCAAAAAACTTCTTATATATAAAATGTTCTTTTGTTGCAGGGTTTAATACTAATAAAACTCTATTGTGAATTCCTTTTGTTCTGATACTGAAATCTATCTTCTCAAAAGTTTCTTCATCTGTTAGTTCTTCTGCTTCATCTAATACCCACGTTGTTACACCTGCTAATGATTTTAAAGAAGCTGTTTGTGTACCACTACTTGTTTTAATACCTTTAAATAGAATCTTAGACCCTGTTTTAAGATTTATGATTTCATCTTTAGTTATATAAAAATCGTTGTTTAAATCTGCTGTATCAATCTTATCTATAAATTCAGGTATAATAGAAACAGATGCAGAAGTCAATGTGTAACGTGTAAACAATATCACGTGTCCTACTTCATAGGTTAATAGTAATAAAAAGGAATTAAGGGAATATGATTTACCACTTCCCCTTCCTCCTGTAATTACAAAGTATCTACTATCTGAACCTAATAGATTATATTTCTGATTTATTGCTATTTCCAACTTTGAAGATATCTTTAATATTAAAATCGTTTACGTTGTGTGTAGCTTCTATAATTTCTTTTGGTTTGCCAAATATATGTTCTGCAATAAATAACTGTCCTCTTTGTGATTGCATTAATGTATCTTTAACAAAAGCAATCTTAGTATCTTCTTCTGTTTCTTTATTGTATAGTTCACCTAAAGCTTTTAAGAATATATTATTTACTTTTTGCTCATCTACTTTTGTAGGTCTACCTTTTCCAAATTTATTACCCTTTTCAAATGCCATAGTTAAAAATAATGTTTAAACATATTAATAATAAATAAAAATTATACTTGTTTATAAATAACAATTTGTATTAACATAATCTAAAACACAAAATAATTCTTCATTTGAAAAGTTAAACCATTCTGTATTTAAAATTCTATTTTTATTATATTTAGAAATCATATCAGATTCTAATTCAAAACAATTTTTAGCTTTTAAAATAGTTAAAACTTTAATATTTAAATTATGTGTTTTATATACTTTTAATCTTTTATTAAAATTAGAAGAATAACCAAATTTATATTTATCATCTGATTTTAAAATATAAAAATAATCTTCTTCTTCTTCTTTATCTTTATTAAGAATTAATAATTGTTCAATAGCTTTATTTTTAAACAATTCATCTTTTAAAAGATTTTCAATTAAAGTAGCACATTCTTTTTTTATAATATGTGATAATCCAATACCTTGTTTTCTTCCTGCACCTTTTCTTGCGCCTCCGTGATTTTTTTGTTCAATAATCATAATTAAAATCTATTGTTGTTTAATAGTATCAATAACTAAACTAAATACTTCGTGTGTTTCTTTTTCTGCCCAAGTTATTATTTCTTCTTCTGATTCGATATTATAATTATGAATTTCAAAAGAGTGATGCAATAGTTCGTGAAATACACCACCAAAAGTTTCATAATCATTACTACATCTTTGTAGATTTATAAATACAAAAGTATCATCACCATTATTATAGATATTATTTTCTTTTGGTACATAGTTTGCCAAACCCCATATATAAGCATCGTGTTTTGTGTTTTGATATTTTTCGCAATCATAACAATTCAATCCGTGCATTTCTTTAACTGAATAATAATAAAATATTTCGCAAGGGTTTTCACCTAATAATAAAGTATAAGTATTTCTTTTTATTGCTATCATCTGCTATAATTATTTTTTATAAAGTTTTGCTAATTCCTTTGTAACTTCCTTCCAATGTTCTGTTTGTTGCATTGTACCCATACATACACGCCTGTTATATTCTTTAGTGTATTTATTAAATAACATTTCTGCACGTTCTTTAGCTGTTATTGGTTCTATTGTATTCATATCTTGCTAAATAAAATAAGGTCTTATTGTTAATACTCCTAAGCTAAATCCTAATGCAAATGCTAAAGCTATTAAGAATCTTCCGTAAAATGTTTTTACTTCTATTGTGAAGTGATTCATTGGTAAACAAAGAAAAGGATTTATAAATACCATTCCAACCATACCATACCAATTTTTTTCCATTAAAAATGTGAAACTTGCTATACTGTTTGCTTCTAAAACTATTGCAGATATAAATACTATTAATAGTTTCCACCAAGTAATTTTATCTTTTACTATCATATCTTAATATTGTTATTCATTTTATAAAATGCTTCTAATCTATCGTTAATTAGTGTGTGTTGTATTGTACCTTTTGTGTTGCTTAATAGGTTGTTTAAATTATCTATTATTTGGTATTCGTATCTTGGTCTATTTATTTGTTCTTGTAATTCTTTTTTTAGTTTATCATTTTCAAATGTTAATTTATAAAGCTGTTGTTTTACTTTTTCAATTTCAGATAGTTCTTTTAATTCTTGTTCATTATCTATTGTAAAATAACTTAATACAGTTGTTCTAAACTTTTTTAATTCAGGGTTGTATTCTTCATACATTTTATAGTTCTTTAATGCGTGAATAACAGTAGCGTGGTTTAGTTCTAATGTATCGCCTATTGCTTGAAGTGTTTTATTTGGTTTTAATTGTTTTAATACGTTACAATATAGTGAACGTAATTCTATAACTTCTCTTTTGCGTGTTCTAATATCTATATCTGTATTTGTTTCTTGCTTAATTATTTCTTTTAATCTTTCTGTAATT